TTTCCATAATTGCATTTATTTCTGCTACATTTATTTGTGCGCCATACTTAGCTTGTAGTTCTGCAATCTTAAGTTTTAAGTCGGCTTCATGTTCATCACGGTTTCTGTCATCTTCCATGATAATCTTCATTCTGTCAGTTTCGGCATCAATAATCGCTTTTTGTCCTAAGTTTTGTGCTTTCATTGCTTCGGCTTGTGCCAACATTTCAGCAGGATCAGGTTTCTGTTCTTCTGGCGGTTGTGGTGGCATTGGTGGTATCTCTGTATTTATAAATGTTTTTGCATCTTTGAACCCAGCCATCTCAATCATTTTGCTAAGTGTGTTAGCGTATTGCTGTAAATCAACCAAAGGATTTTGTGGCCCTAAAGTTTGCATAATTTGTTCTTGTTTTTGTGCAAGGGAGGTAAGGACTTGGAACTTTTCTTCATCCGATGATTTAGATATAGCAACATTAATCATCATGTCTTTGTCTGAATCCCAGTATCTAGGATCTACAGGAATAAACTCGTTGTTTAGTCGCATCACATCTTGTTGCTCTTGGTGTTTGATAACCAAAGAATTAACCAGTTTAAATAAATCTTTCATGCCATCTGCAAAGTGTCGGCAAATAAGTTCTATTCTGCCTTGTGCGCCAGACATAGTTGCTGATACTGCTGAAGCTGTAGAACTTTGCAACGCATCTGCGTTTAATCCAGCACTAGCTTTAGATACGCCAGTTCTGTTTTCTTTAGATTCATCTAAATAAGATAAAACTGGAAAAGCCTCTTTACCAACAAAAGGTACAGTAAATGGTTGCACCATTCCAGGCGCTCTCATTCTAATTGGTTGTCCTATATCGGTGTTTAGAACATCATCAATGTTTACTTGCCCTTCAACTATTCCCATTCGCGGGAAGATGGCGTGGCCTAAACTATCAAGCGTAACTCTCATTATCTGAGATATAGCCGCTTGGATAGGCATTAGGTAATCTGCTGGACATGAACCGATGGAGGTATGCGGTTCAGGATCGGGACAGAAGAGTGTAATAGGTAAATCATCCCAGGGAATTGTATTAACAATATTTAATCCATTTCCAACGGTACATACCCTTACCCTTTCATCTATGCCATCGCCATCTAAATCATAAAAAACATAATGTTCTACATAAAGAACATTTTTACTATTGCTATCTGCTCTATCAACACCAGTAAAATCTGCGTATGGGTTTCTTGCCTGTTCTAGCTCGTAAGATTCTGCATCTACCTCGCTTCCAGAACCAGCATATTGTTCCATTTCTTCTTTGTCATAACCCATAGCAACTAAGTCGCTTACAGTTTTAATCATTCTGTGAGCAACGTAAGGCGATGAGTGTAAATCTCTTGCGTATCTTGATATTAATATTTCTTCAGTTGGTACGGCTTCGATACAAACTTGGTCTTTAGCTTTTACTCTTCTAATGGTTACATCATAACTAGCTGGAGTTTCTTGTACTATTTCTTCTCCAGTAACTTGATCAAAAAGTGTCATACTTTGCATTTCAACCTTTTCTTTTACCATTTCGACATCAGGATCTAGCATTAATGCTTGATAGGCTTCTGGCGATATATTGGTATATTCATGGGTTGATGCACTAATTGTGTCATCCCAGTAAGCTTTTACATAACCAGTTTTTCTAATAAGCGCATCTTTAAAAACGTCATACATAACTTTAAAACCAGGATTCTTTTGTTGAATAATGTAATTAATGTATTCTGTTTGTTGTTTAGCAACTTCAATGTCTTCAGGGCCGTGAGGTATAAACTCCACTACTTTGTTAGTACCAAAGAAAGTTCGCATGATGCTTGGTAGCATAAACAATACGCTATCTCTAACATCGGTTGATACAAACTCTGACTGCATAGAACTTTGTGCTGATGGAGAGTTGCCAAGATAATAGTCTGTAGCATCTGCTCTTTCTTCGTCTATTTGGTCTATAAAGTCTTTGGCATCATCCATTTCGGATTTCAACACGCCCTGCAACTCTTCTAAGTTTGCATTTTCGGTTACATCCATCTTTTTATCTTTTTTGTCGTATTCCATACTTTATTCCTGTAGCAAGCCTTTGTAATAATTTTTAAATTTTAATGGTTTGTAATTTTTTAAAAAATTTACAAGAATATCCATTTCTTGATCGGATACAGCTCCAGATCCCATAGCAGCCTCAAACATTTCCATTTCTTTATCTGATGCAACTCCAGATCCCATAACGGGTACTCTTAAGCGACCAGTAGGGACAGGAGGCATAGGCATCTGCATACGCTGCGCAGCCTTAAACATTTGCATTTCTTTATCGGATGCAGCCCCAGATCCAATTGTCGGCATATTATAAAGCTCAAGCATTCGCATTAAATTTTCAATATTATAATTCATTTCTTTTTTGTCGTATTCCATAAATTTTTATCCCACTCGTATTATTCTTGATGTCAAGGGTTTCTTGAAATTATACCCTAAAAAGTTCTCGCCACCACTAAAACTTGCAGCTGCACTTGCCATAGTTAATGCTAACGCATCTGCTTTGTCGGGCGATTTTATTCCTCTTTTTTTCATTTCATCTTTTGATTCTATTTTTATTTTACCAGTTGAGGTGTACTTGTAACTTGGTGCGGCTAGCTCAGATACAAGCTCATCATCATTTGGCAGTCTGCAATCACGCTGGGTAAGCCAATCTTTTATAGAAAACCATAATTCAGCGCGTAGGTTTAAATAATTTTTTCTAGTAGCTGGTGCTTCTGCTACATTGATTCCTCTAACGGGTAAGTTTTGTTCTGCAAGCCTATCAACTACGCCACTACCAAGACCAATAACATCAATTAATATTTCTTGTGGTACTTCTAGCGCCGTGCAATCATCGTATCTATTTTTAATTGCACCACATAATTGCATTAAATCCTTAGATTTAAAAGTTTTAATTTCAAAAACTGTATTACCTTGTCTAACGCATAGTGCTGAGTTGTCGCCACCAAAACGAGCTACGTCCAAACCCCACACAATAGGTGCTTTTGCGGTTAGCGATACATCTCTATCTATAGCATTTCTTGCTAGTTCTATTGGTATGACACTATCATCATCGGCATTTGGAAACTCTCCCAACACCTCTACTCTTGCAACGGTTGAATCTTCACCATATTGTTCAAGCATAGTTTGAAACAGCTTTTGGTCTGTTCCTTCTACGGTTCTGGAGTCAATTTGTTTTAAATTCCAAAACTTACGCTTAGATGTAAAGCTTTCATAGAAAGGCCCTGTGTTTCTACGCGGGTTAGAAAAGGTAAACCAAAAGCGATTTTCGGTTGGTTCTGAAAAGAAACCTTCTGATACGCTGTAGATAGGAGCGGGGATACCCGATGCCTCATCCATTATCAGACATACTCCGTAAGATGAATGAATGCCTGCAAACGCATCTGGATTCTCCTCGCTCCAAAGCTGTGCTTGGGCGTAGTAGTAACCAGTATCAATTTTTAAATCTCTTTTTAACGCTTCTTCAAACCAGCTATCTGGTTTTATGGTGGTTGCGGTTTTGGTAAACCAATGGTTGTTTATGGATAGGGTTAGCCACTTTCCTAATTCCGCCCATGTTCTTGATCTAAGCTGTTGCTCGGTGTTTGCTGTAACAATTATAGTAGAACCAAGTCTGGTTGATAGCATCCAAAGTATTAACCAAGATACTAAAGCCGACTTTCCTATTCCACGACCACTTGCTACAGCAAGTCTAAACATTTCTGGCGTTACTTCGCCTTGATTTCTTTGTATGTGAGTTGTTAAATCTTTTAAAATTTTTTCCTGCCACTTACGAGGACCAGTAAATTCTTCGAGGGGGGTGTCTTTTTCTCCCCAGGGAAAGATAAATTTGACAAAGTTGTAAGGATCATCCGCAACTTGTGGTGACCATATCTCGGTCATTAGTTGTTTTTCTGCTTCAGCTCCGTATTTCATAGATACTCTTTGTTATTACCTTTAAATATTGTATCAAAAAAAATTAAAAAATTTTAGTTCTACAGTTATATATAATATACCCGCGCGAAAAAATGCAAGGGGGGGGTCAATCGTTTTATATCGGAGCATGATATTCAGATTGAGGGCGAGCCTTGCCGATAGCGAACTATCCGCCCGATTTAATGTCTTTGTTCTTGTTAGCCTGATTGTCTACCAGGTTGTTCTTCTTTTTATTTGTTGATTTAACAGCGTTTATAACGCGTGGTTTATCTAGTGTGGCAGTATTGTCGCACAATCTATCTTTTGCGCCAGTTAAAACTTGATTGAGGTCTATGGTCGCGTGTACGTTTTCTACGCGATCCTTCCATATTTTTGGATCTTGGTTCTTTAAATAGAAAATTTGGGCAACAACCGAGTTCTTTTCCGTTGCCGATTCAAACAAGGCGTTTGTTACTTGCGCCAAACCCCGCGCCTTACCCTTTTTAATAGACTCTTCAAAATCTTCAGAACGTTTGCGGTTACGGTCAATAGTATTCCATGAAACGCCCAAAGCACGGGCAATCTGAGAGTTACCAAGTCCACGACTGGCTAAGTTTTCTACTTGCTCTAAATCAATTTTAATACGCTTTCTACCTGCTTTTTTTGGTAGTTTTTGATCTGTTTTGGCTGTTTTTTGCTCCATAATTGATATTTTTTTATGCTTTATAAATCCTTATTTTACAGCATTTCTTAAAAAAACCCTATGTTTTTTATGCTAACTACTTGATATATAAGTATTATTTGGTATTATATAGGAATGTTAAACATACTTTAGGAGGTAAATAGCATGATGGAATTAACACTATTAACAATATTCGCAATATTATGTGTAGGTGTTTGGATAGGGTGCAAACAATGACTTACATAGTAAAAGTAAACGTATCTAATAATTGGTTTATTAGATGCAGTACCAAAGATTTAAAACTAGCCAACCAACAAGCCGACAAGATGCGAGAGCAGGGTTTTGAGGTTAAATTAGAAGGAAAAAAATGAAAAAAATAGACCGAAGAAAAACACCTAAACACTTACGCCACTTATCAGACAAAGCATTAAAAGCATTATTTTTCTTATTTCGTAGTAGAATATAGTATGGAAAACACGCACAAGATCATAGTACAAATGCAACCAATAGAGTTTAATACTTTAGTTGGAAGGAACAAGCCAACCCGTGAAGAAGTTGCTAGAGCTTATATCCAACTATTTAAAGACGATAAGTTTTGGTATAGCGAAATAATCCAACATAAAAAGGGTGATTGGATTGAGGGCATAAGTACGCCAAATGATTAGAGTACAAATACAAGGCACTACGATCTTTGGCTATGTTCAAGAGAACTACAAAGAGATTAAATTATCCAAAGTTGCGTTTCTGGACGAGGAAACGAACGAGTTTAAAAGAATAACCAAGAAACTAATTAAACCAGCATATCAAAAGGAAAGGTGGCCAGCATGAGCATAGAACTATTATCAGCAGTTGTATTATTCTTTTTAATGACTTCGGTTTATTACATGAATCAATGAAAGTCGGGAGGATTACTCCCCCTAAATATAACTCCTGAAGTATATTAATCTTCTCGGCTTTCTTCTTCCAACATAACACCCAAGCCAACCAGAAGAAAATGCTTATGCTGAACTCCCGCCTTTAGACTTCGCAATACTTTCCTCTCCCCATCTATAGCACACCATAAAATATTTAGATCCATTAACTTTTGTATTCCTTTACTAACCGTATGTCTATGCATACCAACCATATGACCATAATAGCTAATAGCATCATGGCTACTAAAGTCTTGCGCGGAATACCTCTCACACAAAGCATATAAAATTAGTTTCTCCCTCGTCTTTATATCCTTCCTGCCCAAATGCTTTTTATACCATTTCCAAACTACCTTCTTTAGTTTGGAATAACTGCGATACTTACCCGCTAACCCATAATTAATTAATCCACTCTTCTCCGTATCCTCAATACCCTCTACTACTAACCACCACTTATGTTCTTTCAACTAAGCAACCTCCCTTAGACTGACCTGCCTTTTCTCAAAATAACTATCCAACAACCCCATTTCCGTTTTGCTAACCGCAAAAACTCTTTTCCTCTTATCCTCTCCCACACTCTTACTCATATAACCAAGCCTAACAAAGTCATCTAATACATAACCAATCGTAGACCTACTGCCTAAGTTACCAGGCAACAACTCAACTAACCTCTCAAAGTTCAACTTCTTCCCACCTAACTGTGCTATCGCGATTTCTAACACAATATAAAAATGTATAGGGGTAGACTGACAAAAAGACATAAACCCTCTCTTCCTTCTATTACTGTATGCTAAGTCTCTTACTCCGATCATCCTATCCCTTAACTGCTTCATACTTCCTCCTTTTTTTTGAAAAAATATAGTAATGCTCCCTCACTCTTTCAACCTTAGTATGCAAAAATTTTTAACCTTTTCCTCCTTCCCTGAGAGTTGCCCTCCAGGGCAATCTCTC